GGAAATAACAGTGCGGAATCTGGTAAAAAGGTCTATCGGCGTACTGACTTAATCCGTCTTAAAATGACTGACCCAAGCCGCTATGAAGCATTGTCTGATGAGATTCAGAAAGCCTATGCGGAGGGTCGTGTGAAATAAACTTTATAGGAATTATACAAAATGGCACTTGGATCGAATCACGCAACTATTACTACCGCAGCTAACTTTATCCCTAACCAATAATTTTTGGGGATGTAAAACCTTTTCTAAATAACTGGGAGGCCGCAAGGCTAATCAGAGGGAACACGAAGTACCAATAACGCAGTTCACACAAGGAAGTGTATGAAGCGAGTAAGTTGGAAGTATTTAGCAGGACTTGTAGACGGTGAAGGGTGTATCGACGTACAAGTAACAAAAATTGGTGAAAGATTCTATGTTAGGCCGAGGCTTAGGATAGCAATGTCAGATTCAGCCAAAGAGTTACTTGAAATGTGTCAATTGAATTTTGGTGGTCATCTTTGTACAAGAGAGCTATCAAAAACAAACAGCAATTGGCAAGATGCAACAAGTTGGGAATTATCAGGGTATAAACAATCCTGTTCAATCCTACGAAACATCGTAAACAGTCTTATCCTGAAAAAGGAACAAGCTCGATTCTGTCTTTGGATGGAAACGAATATTAGGGGTAAACATGTCGGGCAAGAATGCCTAGACGTTTGCCGAGAAGAGCTTAAGCTAATGAAGCGTGACCCGCACAGACTAAGTGAAGAGGCTCAAGAGAATATTCTTGGGATGCTATAGTCGAGACAGTTGTGACACTGTTAGGAAATTTGGAGTGACGAAACTATCGCCGCTTACAAATCCAAACTGGTTCTCGGTAATCTTGTAACTAAACTCTCTTTTAAAGGTAAAAAGGGTGACACCCTTCATATCCCTGTACCTGCTCGTGGTAGTGCTTCTGCTAAAGCTGCAAATGCACAAGTAACCATCGTAGCGGATACCGCTGGTGTGATTGATGTGCTGGTGAATAAGCATTTTGAATACAGCAAACTGTATGAAGATATTGCTGAAATGCAAGCACTAGCTTCTATGCGCCGGTTTTATACCGATGATGCTGGATATGCATTGGCAAAGCAAACAGACCAAGACTTGCAACTGCTTGGTCATGGCTTCAATGGTGGTGTAACCCCTGCTTCTGCTACCCTGTATGAAACTGCTGTTCTTGGTGGTGATGGTTCTACTGCTTTTAGTGGCGCTGCTAACACTAACACTGGTAACGGCTCTGCTCTGACTGATGCTGCTATCCGCCGTATGATTCAAACTCTTGAAGATCAAGATGTAGACAGTTCTGAGTTGGTGATGGTTCTGCCTCCTGTTGAAGCTAATATCCTGCGTGGTACTGCTCGTTTCACTGAGAATGCTTTTACTGGTGATGGTAGTGCTATTAAGACAGGTAAGATTGCTGATCTGTATGGTGTTGAAATCTTCACTTCTACTAACTGCCCGTGGATTCACGTTAACAGTGTAACTGGTACGCAGTCTGTGAACTTCTCAGGTACTACCCTAACTACCAGCTATGTTGATGCTTTTGGTTTGACTGTTGATTGGGCTACTTCTACTCCTACTGATACCAAGTATCGTGCCTGTATGCTGATGCATAAGGATGCAATGGCTCTTGCAGAGCAGCAAAGCATCCGTACACAATCGCAATACAAGCAAGAGTATCTGGGTACTTTGGTAACGTCTGATACGGTGTATGGTGTGAAAGAACTGCGCGACTACGCTGCCCTTTCTTTTGTTGTCCCTGCCTGACCTAACTAAGTAATGTAACATAGGGCTGGTCTTGCTTGGCAGGGCTGGCCCTTTTAATATAAGGAAAATGAAATGGCTTTTACAACCGCTACTGTAGCGAAATATGAACGAGGTAGTAAACAGATGCAAGGTGCATGGGTTGACCAGTGGGTAGCAAATCTCACTGTTGACCCTTCATCTATTGCCGCTGGTGCAGAGGATGCTGCAACCTTCACAATCCCGGGGGTCGCTCTTGGGGATATGGTGTTGGTTGGTCCAGGTGTAAACCTAGCAGCAACTGGTGAACTGTTTATGTCTGCCTATGTATCTGCTGCCAACACTGTTACTATCCGTCTTTCTAACGTACATGCTTCATCTGCTGCTGATCTTGCATCTTCTACTTGGAAGTTGTGGGTAGGCCGTCCTAGTTGGTAAATAACAGCCCTTCGGGGCTGTCTAAGGTATAAAGATGAAAGTACAACATAAAACATCTAAACAGGTTATTAGTGTTCCTAACGACCATGCTACCATGCTTATGGGGCAAGGTTGGGAAGAATATCAGGAGATTACTCATGCCGTGCAAATCAAAGAAACCAAAACCACCAAAGAAGTAATTGCTGACAAAATTTTAGATAAACCAAAAAGAGGAAGGCCAGCAAAATGAGTGGATCACCAAATGGCGTATCAGTTACCCTGCTTAATGCAGTTGTAGCAACAGGGGCTTCTCGTGAAGTTAGTCCTACCAACAATCAAATCACCTTTCAAGCAACTATTGCAGGTACTGCTACAATCACATTACAAGCCAGTTTGGATGGTACCAACTGGAGTACAATTGGCACTGCACTAACAGCTAGTGGTATTGTTTCTTTTGATGCTCCTTATAAATTTGTAAGAGCTAATTGTACTGCATGGACTTCTGGCGCGACAACTTGTAAACTCTACTACTAAGAGGTATATTATGGACACTATATCTGTCCTAACGATAGCCTCTGCGCTTGTTGCTACCCTGTTTGGTCTACTTGTAGCTCTCCTTAGTTGGATGGGTAATAAAGTCTATGAGAAATTGTCAGAAATGGCAAGACTTATGAGTATTATTGAGAAAGACCTTCACGGTCAGATCAGTGGTATCGACAGACGTGTTTCTTATTTAGAAATTAAGTGTGAAACCTTTGAGAAGGATGCAAAATGACAGCACTACAACTTGTTAATGCTGTTCTTCGTCGCCTTCGAGAAACAGAAGTTATTGACTTCACGGAGGGTTATACAAAGCTCATTCTTGACTTCATCAATGAAACTAAAAGGGAGGTTGAAGATAGTTGGAACTGGACTGCCCTTCGTACCTCTATTTCTATTCCTAGTGTTATTGGGCAAGATACGTATACACTTATAGGTTTAGGTAATCGCTTTAAGTTTTTAAAAGATGATAGTGGTAACATCCTTTGCTATAATACAAGTTATCAGAATAGGCTCAATCTTGTAGGTAATGCAAGCATTTACAATATTGCATCATTAAGCACACCAACACCAGGTCGTCCTACTAATTTCGCTATTGTAGGACAAGATGTAAACAACGACCCTATCATTAAGTTTGATTATCCATTTGACCATGTTGATACACTTAAATTCTATGCAGTAGTCCCACAAGCAGAATTGTCAAGTGTTACAGATGTGCTTTCAGTACCTTGGTACCCTGTTGTACAAGGTACATGGGCAAGAGCTATTTCTGAGCGTGGTGAAGATGGTGGGCAGAACACCAGTGAGCAATATCAAATGTATATGGCATCTCTCAGCGATGCTATTGCACAGGATGAAGCTCGGGTAGGTGAAACAAACTGGACTACAGTTTAATGGCAATACAACTAGCCCCTCTATCTATATCTGCACCTGGTTTCTTTGGTTTAAACAGCCAAGAAGCTGCTGTAGACCTACCTATAAATTGGGCATTAGATGCTTACAACTGTGTTATTGACCAATATGGTCGTATTGCAGCCCGTAAAGGTTGGGTACAAGAAACAGTTACACCACTAGTAAGTGGCACACCTATTAAGACAATCTTTGAATATATCAAGATTGATGGCACTACAGAAATTCTAAGTTGTGTAGATAATAAGATTTATAAAGGGACTACGACACTTACAGATTTGTCTGCTCCAGGAACAATTACAGCAGATAATTGGGATATTGTAAACTTCAATAACAAAGCCTACTTCTTTCAAGCAGGGCATGTTCCTCTTGAATATGATGGTACTAATATTGGGTATGTAACACGTAGTCATACTGCTTGGGCAGCAGCAACAGTATACACTGTAGGCCAGATTAGACGACCTGTAACAGCAACCCCGTATTACTATGTATGTACTACAGCAGGTACATCTGCTGGTGTAGAACCTACATGGTCAACAGTTGTTGGCGGAACAACCACAGATAATACAGTCGTGTGGACAACCTATGAGGTTCCCAAAGGAGATACCGTAATGGGTGGCCTTGGTCGTCTTTGGGTAGGTGGTGTTTCTACAGATCAAGCAGTTGTATATTATAGTGATACACTTCTTGGGCATACATTCTATGGCGGAAGTTCAGGAACAATTGATCTAAAAACAGTATGGACTAATGGTACAGACCAGATTAAATCTATAGAAGCCTATAATGGTATTTTGGTTATCTTAGCCCGTAAGAGTATCGTACTTTATAATGGTGCTGCTGATCCTGCAACTATGCAGTTGTCAGAGCATATTAAAGGTGTTGGATGCCTTACAAAATCATCAGTACAAGATATCGGTGATGATATGTTGTTCCTTAGTGATAAGGGTTTAATGAGCTTAGGTAGGGTTGTTCAACAGGGTGGAAGCACCCCAATGAATGACGTATCTGCTAATGTCCGTGATCTACTTGTTACCTTCATTGAAGGCGAAACAACAACAAATATCCGTAGCACCTATAATGAAAGCCAAGGTTTTTATCTTATTAGTTTCCCATCTACAGGGTTTACTTTTTATTTTGATGTAAGAAGCAAACTGGAAGATGGCACTTTTAGATGCACTCTTTGGGATAGTTTTATACCCTATGCCCTGTTCACTACAAGAGACAGAAAGACTTACATAGGTAAGCCCGGTGTTATTGGGGTGTATTCCGGCTATAATGATAACGGTGTAACATATCGTCTTGTCTATCGTTCTACATGGCAACATCTGGATAATAAGACACAGATAAAGATGCCAAAGAGTTTAGAGGTAACTTGCATTGGTGGAGTACATTCTTCCCTTATTGTAAAACTAAGATATGATTATGGTGTATCAGATAAAGTATTTGTAAAAACTATCACGTCAGGTGCTTCTGGTGAATATGGTCTTGCTGAATATGGTATAGCAGAATACTTATCACTTGGTTATATTGGCACATACAAATACCAATTACTCGGTAGTGGTCGTACATTTCAGTTTGCGATTGAGAGTGATATTGCAAGTAATCCATTATCAATACAAAAGATAGATATATTAACTAAACTTGGACGGGTTGTCTAATGGCATATACAAAAGTAACAAACTTTGCAGTTAAAGATGGACTTCCTTCTGGTAATCCATCTAAAATTGTAAAAGGTACAGAAATTGATGTAGAGTTTAATGCTATTCAAGCAGAGAGTGCTTCTGTAATTTCTACTCTTAGTGGTAAACAACCCCTTGATGCAACACTGACTTCAATTGCTGCCCTAGGCACTGCTGCTGATAAACTGGCATATACAACTGGTGTTGATACATGGGTAGAGACACCTCTTACGGCTACTGCGCGTACTATTCTCGATGATGCTACCGTAGCCGATATGAGGACTACATTAGGGGCTGCTGCAAGCGGTGCAAATACTGATATTACATCGTTAAACGCCCCTGTCTTGGGCGCTGCTACCGCAACAACACAGGCTGGTGGAGATAGTAGTACAAAAGTAGCAACTACAGCTTTTGTGGCATCTGCAATATTCTCTGGTGGAACATCCAAGATTCAACCTATATCTGCTTCTGTTGCCGCCAATGCTTTAACTATATCTGCCTCTGCACTAAGCCTTGATTTCAGAAGTACAACACTTGGTAACGGAACTATTACAACAGTATCGGGAACACCTGCAAATCTTGTTATTAGCGCAGGGTCAACCCTTGGGACGATTAACACAGTTCAATCCCGAATCGTTGTTATTGCACTAAACAATGCAGGAACAATTGAACTTGCGGCAGTCAACATTACTGGTGGTACAAATCTCGATGAAACAGGCTTGATTAGCACAACAGCAGAAGGTGGTGCTGGTGCTGCTGATAGTGCAACTGTTGTCTATTCAACTACAGCTAGAACTAACGTTGCCTATCGTGTTATTGGTTATGTCGAATCAACACAGGCGACTGCTGGAACTTGGGCAACTGCACCTAGTACGATTCAGGGTATTGGTGGGAATGCGATGCGATATCAAATGCTAACTATTCCTGCTGTTGCAACGACCTCTGGCACTTCAATTGACTTCACCGGGATACCATCTTGGGTAAAGCGTATTACTGTGATGTTCAATGAACTTAGTACCAATGGCACTTCTCTCAAGCAAATACAGATAGGTGACTCTGGTGGTATAGAGACCACAGGATACACCGCTATTGTTGGCATCATGGCAAACCTAGCGGTTTCTATTATCGGAGCATCTGGCTCTGGCTACTGTTTTGGCGGTGTGGCAACTGCTGATAGTATATCTGGTCACATGATCCTAACGCACGTCGGTTCAAACGTATGGGTATCTTCAAGTGCTTTCGGGAATACCGGATCGTCGCAAGCAGGTTCTTCTGGAGGTACGAAAACGCTTACAGGTACACTAGATCGCCTACGCCTGACTACAATAAACGGCACAGATGTTTTTGATGCAGGGTCTGTATCACTACTTCTTGAGGGGTAAAATATGGAACGAGTACAATATGATTGCGGTACTGGTGAAACAGTTGTTATACAAATGTCTCAGACAGAAATTGATGCCATACCTACACCTATCCCGCCTACCTATCAGCAACTTCGCGCTGCCGAATACCCGCCTGCTACTGATTACCTTGATGGCATCGTCAAAGGTGATCTGGCACAGCAGCAGGCTTACATCGCGGCCTGCCTGGCAGTCAAGGCGAAGTACCCGAAATCATGAGGTGGATTTTACTCACGCTAGTCAATTGGGTGGCCTCCCTTGCCAACCTGTTCCTTGCACCATTCGTGGTGATGTTCGTACAGGATGATGGACGGCTTCCGCGATGGTTGCACTGGTTCGATACGCCAGACAATCCGCTCTCTGCTCAGGTTATTGACCGCTGGTTTCCTGCGCATGACACCAAGTTCAAACGCTGGATCAACAACGTGTCATGGCTTTACCGGAATTCGATGTACGGATTCAGCGAGGATGTGCTTGGGGTGACAGTCAAGGCGTATGCGGTTTACACCTGCATTGGTGACGAGAACGTCAGCAACAAGCCGCTGCATGAAGGTCTTGTTAAAAGATACCTGACGCAGGAAGGTATCACCTACTGGCAATGGTACTACGTCAAAGCATGGGGATCAGCCAAGTATCGGCGCTGCATCCGTGCAAACTTTGGCTGGAAGTTATGGGGTGACAAATCTGTAGGTACAAAGAAGCAGATTGTATGCAGCTTTAACCCTTTTATGGGATGGTTAAAATAATGTTGACACAAGAACAACTTTCTGCATTTAGATCAGGTGAATTGCCAGCAAGTGCAAACCAGATAGATATGATGGGTCAAGGTTCTTTGTATAACCAATATGCACAAAGTCCATATCTACAAGGAATTAGAAGGAATACATACAATCCTGAGGATGCTAGATGGAGTCCATTCAATTCTAGGGATATCGGGTGGGAAGCGCCATCAGGTGTTACAACAGGTGTTACAACAGGTATTGGTAGAATATATGCAGGGTATTATGGTCAACAGCCAGAAGGTGAAGGTGTTTTTGACTACAATGGAACACAAATGCGAGCTATTAGGCCAGGAGAGGCTATTGTAGATTACAATAATCTTATATGGGATGCAAATAGAAATCAATATTTAACGACACAATCAAATATTGTACCAGACCCAGGTCTAACAGCAGGGGATTGGCTATCTGCGATAGGTTTAGTTGCTGCGCCAATTATGGCTGGATATACCCTTGGTGGGGCAGGGGCCGCTGGAACAGCAGCAGGTGCAGGTGAAACAACCGCAGGTATGCTGGCAGCACAAGAAGCTGGATTCACTGGTGCAGAATTAGCTGGTTGGGGTGGTGCTACAACAGCGGGTACTGGGGCAGCAGCAGGTGGGCTTACACAACAAGCCATGCTTGCAGAACAATATGCTGGTCTTGGCTATAATGCAGCTACTGCTAACTCCCTTGCGGCAGCAGATATTGCTAGTGGAACATATGGTCTTGGTTCAACAATGGCAACTTCTGGCGGGATGCTTGATACAGCAGGTAGTGCATACAATATGTATAGCAATGCCAATAAAGCGAATAATGTATATAATATGTTAACAGGTAGTGTACAACCTACCATGACAGGAGGTGGTGGTATGGCAACAGATTGGGGTGGTATGTTAGGTGGTGTGGCTGGTGGGCTGTATTCAAACTACCTAGCTAATCAGGGGGTAGATCAGGCATCCCAATTAGCTTCTGGTGTTAAGTTCACCCCATATGCAATTTCTAGTGATATTGGTAGAACATATCAAGACCCCACTACTGGTGAAATGATCAGTCGCCTTGATCCCCGCTTTGCAGAACAACAACAAGCAATGCTCGGTCAAGTTGGAAGTAATTTGGCAGCAGCACAGGCTGATCCACAACTTGCTGCACTAGACGCTTATAACAAAATGCGTCAACTCTCTGCTTTCCCTGAGGAGCAGCAGCGCCTTGCAATGGAGAATAGGCTGCTTCAACAGGGTATGCTTGGCTCAACAGGGGGTGCTAACCAGACAAGAGCAATGCAAGAGGCTATGAATACCAATGCTGTTAATCAGCAATTGCAAGCCATTGGTCTTGGGCAAACGCTAACCAACAATGCAACCCAAAGGGCTATGCAGAACTGGACAGGTGCTATGGCTCCTACAGCAGCTATGGCAGGCCAGATGGGGCAGACAGGGCAGTTTGGGCAGCAAGCTATGACAGGGCAACTGAAGGCTGCTGATATTATGCAAAGGGCACAGGCTAACCAAAGCGATGCAAGGGCAGCCGCCGCAGGAAATGTACTAGGAAGTGGTATGTTTGCACCTAATACTGGAACAAGTGGTGGACTCTTTGGGCAAGCTATTAATTATGGTGTAAACAATATTGGTAACTGGCTTGGTGGGAACACCAGCACTGGTTATGGTGCAGACCAATATGCAAACCTTATAGCACAACAAGATGGTTTTAACTGGTCAGGTATAGGTGGTGTATCTGCTGGATCAGCACAAGATATGATGCTTAATGATCAATGGGATTGGAGTTGGTAATGGCAGATATTCAAGGTATGTTTGGACAAGACCCTGCATTGTTGCAGCAGGCTATTCAACAACAGAAGATGCAGCAATATCAGCAAGCAGCTAATGTACCTGCTGGACGTGGGTTTGTAAACCTTGCTGCACAATCTGGTGGTATGCTTGGTGATGCCTTGTCC